GGGGAGAAGTCAGGTGCATTAACTCCATTGTCGTAGTACTGAAATTCTGATATATATGCGATTATGATTCTTCTTGGTTATCTTGGTTTTCTTCTGCTTGTGCAAATGAATAAACACCCGCTTCTCTAATCATAACTCCTGCGTATTGAAGTATTTTTAAAATCAATCCTACTTCATCATCAAGAGGTATTTCAAAGTCTTGATAATCACTACTACTTTGGTCAAAAACAGGAGTTCCGTTTACCAAAGTGATAAATGTCCATTTTGGTTCTAGAGGATACCTTAAGTATTGTGCTTTTACCTGACCTATATTACTTATAGTGTTTGGATAAGCAGTTAAGTTATTTGCTTCTTGTGTGTAAGAGGGAAACGTTAAATTTGGTGCAGTAAGTAATGAATTGTTTAACATAGTTATTTTACTATGCGTAACTTTTTCTGCTTCTTCAAATTTACTTGTGCTAAGGTATATTGCGTAAGGTCTTCCAATCGCATTTAAATCATTTCGATTAGTTGTTATTGTTGTTGCATTATCTATAATAGTGACAAGAGCATATTGAACCCCTCCGTTTTCATACGCTATAACATCACCAACACTTATACCAACAGTAAAGTCAGCAGTAGAATCTATAAGCTTGTTAGAACCTCCTGTTGTTGCAGTAGTGTTTCCACTCGCTAATAGCGTTTGGTATATTATTGCTTTATTTAATAAGTAATAATCATCTCCTGTTGTTAATTGAGATGGAAGCGAATAAAGATTTCCAAGAATTTTTACTAATCCTTTTGTTTCTGAAAATATTTCAATAGCTTCTTCTATACCTTTTCGTATATCTGCATACCCCGTTCCTGATTGACGAGCGTTTTCCTTGTTAATCTGATAGTTGTACTCATAAAAATAATTTTCAAAGATGTCTAACTGTGCTTGCTTTGCAAATAAGTTAAAATCTGACGGAGATAAATATCCGTAATTGTTTTTATTTAGCACAGACAGAACTGTATTTCTTACTGTGTTTATCATTATAAACTTTTTTGTAAAGATAAGCAAAAAAAAAGAGGGGCTTAAAATAGCCCCTCCTTTGCTTAATTGAATTTATTGTTTAATTACTTGAGTAGTTTTTCAAGCATTTTAAGCTCTTCAACACCTTCATCAGTTTGTAAATATGACGCTACAATAAACATAGGGTCTTCGTTGTAAGGTACTGTAAGCATTCGTGTTTTGTTACTTGTTGTGTTATACCACACTTCTTTTTTATTCTTTCTAAATGTCAATAATCCCTTATCAAAAAACAAGGCAACATTTGCTTGTAATTTTAACATTGGGTCTCCTAAAACATTTATAAAGTTTTGTGGTTCTCTTTTGGCATATACCAAAATATCACGTCTTAATTCTGCAGTTGAGGTTCTTGAAGTATCTATTCCAAAAAGAACTCTACTTACATTCTCAACCATATCTACACTTAAGTTTCTTGCTTCAATTAAAGCATCTACCTCAAGATTAAGAGTATTTACTATTTCCGCAGCATCTGCTGCTTTATCCACCTCAACGAATCGTTTTCCGTTTAAAGGATGTAGTGACATGAATTTCTGTAATACTTGATTTTCTTTTCCAACATTTAAAAACCCATCTTCAAAGATAACCGGTTCTAAAATTGCATTACCATCTTGTTCATCCTCGTAAGGACTTTTTTGGTTTTTGGCATAACGAAGTGCTCGGTTTTCACCTGTGTCTTCATCAAAATGCAATAGAGGAAATCTACGTGAGTTACGTGTTGGCAGCATAAAAGAAAGAGGAGCTGATTCTCTTGTTAATTTGTATTGTCTTGCGACAAAAGTTATTTGTTTTTTCATTTGATAAGATTTAAAATTTATGATAAAAAAGGGATAGTGTCCTTGAAGACACCATCCCTTATAATATTAATCTTCTTATTCAGAGAATATGAAGAAGTTATTTGCACCTAATGTACATACTGCTCTTTCAGAAAGGAAGTTTACTTCCATTGCATCTAAACTAGAAGTCTGAGCACCGCCTGCAGAACCTGTAATCCAAGTTTTGTAACGTCTGTCCTCAGTTTCTGAAGCTCTGTATCTTACGTGTAAGAAAGGTCTCTTAGCATTTTTTCCTAAGACTTGGTCATAAACCGATGTAGAACCTGCAGGAACTAACAATCCATTTACTCTACCTGAACCTGCAACAGTAGAAAGTCCACCTCTCATTGTTGGGTCATTCAAATATTTCCAATCAGACTTGTAAAAGTCATAACCTCTTCTGAATCCTGTAAATCCTAAATTCAATGCCATTGTATCGTCATTGTCAAAAAGACCAAAAGATGCAGAGTTAGAAGCACCACCTACAACAAATCCGTTTAATGAAGCTAACATATCATCAATATCGAAAGAGAAATCTCTGTCAACAAATATTACGTTTTCTTCAATAGCACCTTGCTTGTCTAAACGACTAACAATAGTATCGAATTCAGTTAATGTAGTTGGGTTTCCACCACCCCATACGTTACCTCTTTCAGAGACTACGTAAAAGATACCTTCAGAACCTTTGTTACCTATATCACCTTGTGCTGCATTTAATTGTGCACCTGAACCTGCTACTGCGGGTACTGCTTCAATCATTGCAGTCTCAAGATAATCGTCAAAACGTAATCTTGTTTCATGCTCTGATTTCATGTACCATAGGTATCCTGCTGCACCATTTTCAGTTGTTACTTCAACCCATCCAATCTGTGCCATATCAGAACCTGATACTGCATACTTATCTTTTATGATAATTGGAGAATTTTCGAAGAAGATATCATCAGCTTCTAAAGAACCTACCATTCCGTTAGTTCCTTTTTTAAATTCAGAACCATAGATGAAGATTGTACATACTTGTCCTGCTGCCGGTACTTGACCTGCTAATTCATAATAAGCTACATCAATTGTACCTGCTGCGATATCAACTGCACTTACGATAGCTTTGTTAGAACCTGTTCCTGCATTATCAGAAATCATAATAGTTTGACCTACTCTGATAGCTAATGGTCTAGCAACGGGGCTAGGTGCTGCGGGAGGGATAGGTACTAATGCATCTGCAATAGTAAAAGTTGCTACTCCTACTCCTGCTGCTGCTGCGGTTGTACAGTTAACATACTTAGTATGTAATCGTCCTTGCTCTGCCCATTTAATTAAATCTGAGTTAGAAGGCATCTCTGCTCCTACCATACGTAAGAAAGATGAGATGGTTCTATTACCATAACGTTCAAATTCTTTTTCATAAGTATCCGGTAGATACTGATTCAAGAAATCAAAGTTTGTAATATAGTTACTTGCCAAAGGAACTTGTTGCGCCGAAGGCTGCAACTGAAATCCCGGGGCTGCGTTTACTTGTCCTGCCATTTTAGTGTTTTTTTAAATTAATAAATTATTTTTTTCTACTTCTAATTTTTAAGCCACGTCCACTATCAGGGTTCATGGCTTTGTATTGAGTTCCTCCTTTTGATGATACTTCAGGTGTATTACGAGAAGACATGTTAACGTTCTTAGTCTTTCTTAATAAATCATCAGTACCTTCAGACTTGCCTTGCTCATAAAAATGCTTGGCAAATTTTTCCGGATTCATCGCTACTGCTAGTGCTTTATGATATCCAACTGCATCTCCAAGTAAACCATCATCATTCAAAAACTTTTTTATAAAGTTTTGAGGATTAGATTGTAAACTTTTTAACTCAGTTGAGTCTCCCGGAGTATACGTGACACTTTTGTTATCATCAATGGTGAACTCAAAACCTTTGAACTCGCCTCCGAAAACTTCTTCTGTCTTTTTAGTAAACCATTCAGATTTACGTTTCGTTTCCTCTTCGTAAGTACTCGCTTCATTTACATATTGCTTATACGCTTCCATTTCTTTTTGGTCTGTTTCCGAAAGAGACTTCCCGCTTGACTCAAGAGGAATTCTGTATTTTTCTTTTTCAGACTCAAAATAATCTTTGGCCTTAGCAATTGCTTTCTTTTTTGAGAGTTTAGCCTTTCTAACAGTTATCTCATCGTCAAGGTCTTCATCATAGGAATAATCCATCATCATTCCATCAATGTCCTCATCGTCAAGACCTCTTTCAGTCGCAACTAAATAGTCTCTCAATATTTTATCAGGATTATCGCTATCAAAATCTTTGCTCAAAGCAACGAAATCTTCAAGACCACGTCCTGTTTCTTGTTTATACTTATAGTAGGCCGCAACATCTTCAGGTAATTCCTGAGTTTCTTTACGTACTTCATTTAGCTCATCTAAAGAACTAATTTCTCTACCATATCTTTCTTTCATAAATGAAAGAATATCTTCTTCTTTTAATTCAGACTTAGTAGGTTCTTCTACTTTTGTTTCTGAAGATGGTACTTCAACTTTTTCTGTTGTATCGTTAAATTGTTCTTCGTGTTTTTCTAACAATTTTTCTTCTACTTCTGCAACAGACTTTTGTTCAGCCTCATCTACTAATTTTACATTTTTGTATTCCATTTGATTTGATTTTAAATTAATAATTTTATCTCGGACTAAATTCAGATAAGTCAAATCCATCTAAACTATCCTCGTTTGATTCAAAACTCATTGGAGGTAAGTTGTTTTTTCTTTGATTAATTAATCTGCTTTGTTCCGTATTTTGTTGGCTAATTCTTGAAGCCTTTCCTGAATCTCTTTCTTCCTCTCTTTGTGACAACGCATCAACTTCCATACCACGTAATTGCATATTCATCTGAAATTCTTTATCCATTAACATAGATTTTAATTCAGCTTCCTGTTGCATTTTCGTCATCATTCCATCAATCTCAGCTTGTTTAATTTGCATTTTAGCTTGAGTTTCCATTTGCAATTGTTGCATAGCCATTTGACCGGCTTGTGCTTGCATTGCTTGAGCGGATTGTGCTTGAGCGGCTTGTTGTTCTTTTGCTAATTTTTCTTCTCTATCTTGTTTAGCTTGTCGCTTAACTTTAAGAAGTTGATTAGCAACTTTAAGGTTTTTAAGTTCTCTTATATCGATAGCATCTTCAAGGTTTATATCTCCTTTAGATAAAGCCATTTGAACATTAGCTTCTAATTGAGCTCTTTGTTCTTCATCAGGTGCTACTTCTATAAAAATCCCAAAGTCATATATATATAAATCAGAAATTTCATTAAGTATATTTACATTGTACTTACCAATTTTATTGACAAAATCATCTTTAAAATCAGCGTACTCTAAAATATCTGAAACTCTATATGTTAATGCTTCCCCTAAAGTTCTAAACATATATAAACTTCCGTCTAAAATATGTCTTGTTGCAGTATTAGAATTTAATGCTGCTAACTTCTGTACACCAACTAAAGAGTTGGGGTCAGGTTTGCTTCCGTCTCTCGCTTCATTTAAGCCTGTTACAGACCTAATCATATCCATGTAATGATTATAGTTGCCTATAAGCATTTGAGTCTTTCCTGCTCCTGAATTAGAGTTTAATTGAGTAATAGGAATTCGTGCTTGATTATATTCTCCATCTCCCGTATAGCTTCTACCAATAACACTACCTGTTTGGAAGTATAATCGTAAAGCATCTTCAGGATTGTAAGCGTTTCCTGTTCCAAGGTCAACTTCATTTAATCCATCTGCATCAATAAAAACACCATCAGGGACAACCTTAGCGATTACCTGTTGTAGTTTAAGATGAGTAATTTGAATAAGGTCAGCAAATGGTATCATTCTTCTAACTAATGATTCCAAAACACCTTTATACATTCTAGGAGCACAAGCTATGTAATTTGGAATAGCATGCTGAGAGGAAGACTTTGGTCTTACCATATTCTCTGCAACTTCCCATTTAAGTAAATAGTTAGTTCCCATTACCATTACTCCTTCATACCAAACATCAATAGTTTTAGAAACTTTCTCAAAACTTCCTTCTTCCATCATCTCTTCAGATGGATTGAATTCGTCAGTTTTCTCAACCATTTTCATGTTACCACTTTCTTTTATCTTTTTCTTATAAGTAAAAGTTTTAGTAGTCTTGTAATTGAAATACATTAATGTAACAGTATCTCTATAAAATATATCGTTATTGTAATATTGTGCTACGTTATAATAATCATACCAACTTTGACCGCTTTTAGCAATCTCTTCCAATTCTGAATTTGTAATATTCGGCTTTATTTTTCTAAGTTCGATAATAGACATAGTCTTAATCTCTCCCCAATAAAAACAATCTTTAAAATGCGGGTCTTCAGTATAACTGTAAACTACATTTGCAGGGTCAACGTATTTAACATCAACTCCTGAACCCGGAAGGAACTCGTGTTTAGAAACTGCAATACCTAATACGGTAAGGTCATAATCTAAACGTCTTCTTACATC